CACTGGCGGTGCCAAGCCATACTTGGTGGCTTATGCTGGATTTGTTCAAGACCCCACTGACTTAAAGTTTGCAGATGCATTGCGTACATACACTGCACTAACATCCAAGGATATTATCGCAAAAACAATTAAAAAGTTAATGACAGAAAAAGTATTTGTTAATGCAGATAAAATCATTTTGTACAAAGAACCAGGAGTGGTTAACAAGTTCCCACAATTGTCTGAATTCTTTGATTGGATGAGTTCCTACAAGGGTAATAAACTTGGAATTGAAAATGCACCTGAAAGAGAGGTAGACCCAGACAGCAAAGGTTCTGGAAAGAAAAGACTTCCAAAAGGACATTTTGCAGCCAACCCCAAGGACTATGAAGTTCCTGAAAAGAAAATGACAAGATACTTTACCATTGATAATGCTAGGGTCATGCAATTTTTGAGACAGCAACAGCCAGATTTTATGCAACGATTCTTCCGTCCAGCGTTCAAAGGATTCTTGATGAAAGATAAAGATTTCCAACAATTTGCTAAATTCTTGAAATCAGAAAAAGTTGTAGACAACTATGGACCAACAAATATTAATATTGACCATGAAAAGAGTTTTAGTGAAGATGAGCAAACATCAACTAATAATACACCACTGAGTGAATTTATTTTAAGTTATTTCGACAGAGAAAATGGACAATTTCCCAAAGGTGAAACTGCAATACTCACTATGGTAGAAAAAGAATATGGTGATGAATATATTGATCCAGCAAAGCACTTCATCGAACGTGTAAATCAAACATTTGAACAACATCAAATGAATCAACAACCAATAGCAGATGAAACTGAATACCAAAGAATGCGTGAGCTTGCTGGACTGAGATAATACCAGCAAATCACATTTTTACAAAAAAACCATTGACAAGATAAATAATATTGTGTAGTATGTAATAGTGCTACACAATATTAAGGCACAAATTTTACAGCACATAGGCAATTTTATAGGAGGCATCAACTATGGCATCATTAGCAGAAATTAGAGCAAAACTCAAAGAACAAGAAACACGTTCTACAGGTGGCAACACCGGCGGCGGCGATAACGCAATTTACCCATTTTGGAATATACAAGAAGGACAGGTAGCAACTATCCGTTTCCTTCCTGATGGGAACACAGCAAACGACTTCTTCTGGGCAGAACGTTTGATGATCAAACTACCATTTGCAGGCATAAAAGGTGAAACTGATTCACGTCCTGTGCAAGTACAAGTTCCATGTATGGAAATGTACGGCGAGGCATGTCCAATTCTTGGAGAAGTACGTGCATGGTTCAAGGATCCAAGCCTTGAAGATATGGGCCGCAAGTATTGGAAAAAGCGTAGCTACATTATGCAAGGGTTTGTTACAGATAATCCTTTGAAAGAAGATTCTTCTCCAGAAAATCCAATTCGTAGATTCATTATTGGGCCACAGATTTTCCAAATCATTAAAGCAAGCTTGCTTGATCCTGACATGGATGATTTGCCTACTGATTACACAGCAGGTATTGACTTCCGTCTTAACAAAGGTTCAAAAGGTGGTTATGCTGATTATGGTACCAGCAACTGGGCACGTCGTGAACGCCCTCTTACTGATAGTGAAATGAGTGCAATTAATACACATGGACTATTCAACTTGGGTGACTTCCTTCCAAAGAAGCCTACTGAAGTTGAGGTACGGGTTCTCAAAGAGATGTTTGAGGCAAGTGTAGATGGTGAAGCATACGACGCAGATCGTTGGGGACAATACTTCCGTCCAGCTGGAATGGCTGCTCGCACTGGCGATCCCACTAAGGCATCTAGCCCAAATGCAACGGCAACCAGCCAAAGCGCTCCTGCTGATACACGTGAAACATCATCACCAGTGGTACAAGCGCCAGTGGCACAAGCACCAGTACAACAAGAAGCAGAAGCAGAAGCAGCACCTGCTACTACTTCAGGCGGAGCGCAAGACATTCTTGCAATGATCCGCGCACGTCAGAATACATAATGACTTAAATGTAGGGGTATAAGTGGTTTATACCCCTACAACTTTATTAAAATTTAATAGGAGAATTTGATGGCTAAGTCATTTGATGTTAGCAAGTTCCGCAAGGATCTGACTAAAAGTATCTCAGGAATGAGTGCTGGATTTAACGATCCAACTGACTGGGTCAGTACTGGCAGTTTTGCACTAAACTACTTAATTAGTGGAGATTTCCACAAAGGTGTTCCACTTGGAAAAGTTACAGTATTTGCAGGTGAATCAGGAGCAGGCAAATCATACTTCTGTTCTGGAAACATTGTAAAACACGCACAGGATCAAGGCATCTTTGTAGTATTAATTGACTCAGAGAACGCACTTGATGAAAGCTGGTTACATGCATTGGGTGTGGAAACTGGCGAGGACAAACTGCTTAAACTTAATATGTCAATGATTGATGATGTAGCAAAAACTATTTCAACATTTATTAACGATTACAAGGCAATGGATGCAGAAGATCGTCCCAAAGTATTATTCGTAATTGACAGCTTGGGCATGTTGCTTACACCAACTGATGTTGACCAGTTTAACAAAGGCGACATGAAGGGTGATATGGGTCGCAAACCCAAAGCATTAACTTCGCTTGTTCGCAACACGGTTAACATGATTGGATCTTTGAACGTTGGACTAATTTGTACCAACCACACATATGCTTCACAGGATATGTTTGACCCAGATGATAAAATTTCAGGTGGTTCAGGCTTCATATATGCTAGTTCAATTGTGGTTGCAATGAAGAAAATGAAGCTCAAAGAAGATGAAAACGGAAACAAAATATCAGACGTTATGGGTATCCGTGCTGGTTGTAAAGTAATGAAGACTCGCTATGCAAAACCATTTGAAGGCGTGCAAGTTAAAATTCCTTACGAAACTGGTATGAACCCATACAGTGGACTGGTTGAATTATTTGAAAAGAAAGGCTTGTTGGTCAAACAAGGAAATCGACTCAAGTATATCGATTTAGCAGGTACAGAACACCTGGACTATCGCAAGCAATGGGACGGTCCAAAACTTGATATAATTATGAATGAATTTGCAGAAAGAACAGCCAAAGTAGTAAATAACACAGATACTGCGGATGCTGATGTTGCAGATGTAGATGATTATACTGAGGGAACCTACACAGATGAATGAAGAAAATATTGTTGAAATTTGGACTCTTTTTAGGGAATATTTAGACAAGAAGCAAATTGAAGTTATTGCAGAAAAGTATGTAGACATACTAGCTGACTACGGAGTGTCAGACCAGGTATTCAAGGAATCACTGGGATCTGACGTTCAACTGGATAATGCAATTCAATATTATCTAGAACTTGATACTGACATAAACTATGATGACGAGGATTGGGACGATTAATGGGTTGGTATTCAGAAATATCACGTGATATATCACGTATACCTGATGCTATAACTTTTTTTGAACGAGAACTTATTGATGCTCGAACAGAAGTAAAACTCAAAGGAAATGTTGAACGTGCCGCAGCAGAAATGCCAGGGTTAGTTGAACATAGATTTAACCAACTTCAAGAAATTGAAGCAATACTTGAATACTTAAACATTGAACTGCGTAGATTACGCAGTTCTTTTTTTAAAAAATATCTTGAAAATTATCAACGAGCTCTTAGCAGCAGAGATGTTGAAAAGTATGTTGATGGTGAAGCAGATGTCGTTGATTATGAAAAAGTAATCAACGAGTTTGCACTTATGAGAAACAAGTGGTTGGGAGTGTTAAAAGCATTAGACCAAAAGCAATGGCAGATTACAAATATTGTTAAACTTAGAGTTGCAGGTATGGAAGACGCAAGTCTTTAATATTTTTATAGACAAAATATAAAAAGTAAATTATAATAAAAACTATAGGAGAATCATATGGAAAATAAAATAGTATTAGTAACTGGTGGATTTGATCCTCTCCATAGTGGACATATTGCATACTTTAAAGAAGCAAAAAAACTAGGCAACAAGCTAGTAGTGGGTCTTAACAGTGATGAATGGTTAACTAGAAAAAAAGGCAAGCCATTCATGCCTTTTGTAGAAAGAGCATCAATTATTCAAGAACTTGCATGTGTTGATCAGGTAATTGGATTTAATGATGGTGACAACAGTGCATGCCAAGCAATTGGGGCTGTCCTTGCCACTAGCACTGGCACTGTGGTTTTTGCAAATGGTGGAGACAGAACCAATACAACAACTCCAGAACTCATTACATATGGCAAATCCACTGATGTAGAATTTGCCTGGGGGGTTGGTGGCGAGGACAAAAAGAATTCGAGTAGTTGGATTCTAGAAGAATGGAAGACTCAAAAAACAGTACGTCCTTGGGGCTGGTACAGAGTACTTGATAAAGGTGAAAATTGGGCAGTGAAAGAGCTCACTATTATGCCTGGTAAGTCTCTATCTGATCAACGCCACATGCACCGTTCAGAGCATTGGCATGTGGTATCTGGAGAAGTTACTTGTGATTTAGAAATGGATGGCTGGGCACCGCATACAAAAGTCGTTGGCCCTAAGCAAAGTATGGATATCGAAAAACTAATGTGGCACCGTCCATACAACGCTGGAACTGAACCTGCTAAAATTATTGAAACATGGTTTGGTGATATTTTGGCAGAAACAGATATTGAAAGACGAGAAGTATGAAAGTATTTGTAGGATGGGACAGCCGAGAAGATATAGCCTACCAAGTGTGTAAACACAGTATACTTACTAGAACTCCAGATGCAGAAGTAATTCCAATAAAACAGGATGAAATGAGAAAGCGTGGGTTATATACTCGTCCAGTGGACAAACTAGCATCAACTGAGTTTACGTTTACTAGATTTTTAATTCCTGAATTATGTAATTATACTGGATGGGCGTTGTTTATTGATTGTGATATAATACTAACAACGGATATTGCAGAATTATTTGCGCAGGCTGATGACAGGTATGCTGTGATGTGTGTCCATCATGATTATACTCCCAAAGAAGGAGTTAAGATGGACGGACAAAAACAGACAGTTTATCCCAGAAAAAACTGGAGCAGTGTGATGTTAATCAACTGTGGGCATCCTGATAACCAGGCACTTACAGCTGATGCAGTTAATAATCCAGAATTAACTGGAGCACACTTTCATAGATTTAGTTGGCTTGAAGACGACAAAATTGGAGGAATCAGTCATGAATGGAATTGGCTGGTTGGCGTTTATTCAGAACCTGAAGATGGGTCACCCAAGCTTATACACTATACTGAAGGCGGCCCTTGGTTTGAAAATTATGCCGACTGTGAATATGCTGATCTTTGGAATACTGAACACCAGCAAATGATAAATGATTTGTCTAAGTAAAAATTTAACCGACGAATATGTTAATATGTTTGCACAGGGAGCCAACCTTCCTGTGCAGGACTATAATACTGATTTTCGTGATAACCCAATTTTAATACGCAGTATGGGGAAAAGAAAACTCATACAGTGGTGTTGGGAAAACAGCCATGATTTTTACTACATGGACAGTGGCTATATAGGAAACTATAAAAGTAATATCAACCCAAACGGGTGGAAATCATTTCACAGAATAGTTAAAAACGATGTGCAACACAGTATTATTATTGAACGTCCTGACGACAGATGGAAACAATTAGAGTTTCCAATACAACCTCGCAAGACTGGATCACATATACTATTAGTAATACCATCAGAAAAGCCTTGCAAGTTTTATAACATTGAGTTAAATGCCTGGAAAACTGAAACTATAAATGTGATTAAACAATATACTGGCCGCCCAATTATTATAAGAGATAAGGCTGCTAGGCAAACTAGATTATCCAATACAATTTTTCATGATTTAAACAATGCCCATGCACTGGTTACATTTAATAGTATTGCAGCCGTTGAAAGTGTAGTATATGGTGTTCCAGCATTTACACTTGCACCCACGGCTGCAGATCCTGTGTGTGATAAAAATCTTAGTAATATAGAAAATCCAACTATATACGATATGGATTATTTAAATAGTTGGGCAAATCATATTGCTTATGGACAATTTCATATAGATGAATTCAAGGACGGATCAGCATGGAGAATATTAAATGAACGTTGTTAGTTACTTTAAGGCTGTTCCAAAAAATAATACAAAGAGTGAAAAAACAGATATGCTTCTGAATTTTATTCAAGGAGTTAATGCTGTTGGTGACAATGGTCGTGTTTATTATGGATCAGAAATTATTGACAATGATGTTGCAATCATTCAAGGCTGGCAACATGAATTTGGAAAAAGTAGCGAGCATCTATTATTAAGAAAAGCTATAATAGATTCTCAGTTAAAAAATAACAAATATGTGATAACTGCTGATAGCAATTTATTTTTATATGCATCACCAAAAAACACTCCACATCATTATTTGCGATACAGTATTAATGGTGTATTTCCAGATACTGGAAATTATTGTGATACAGAAGTAGACACCAGTCGCTGGCAACAAATCAGTAAAGATTTAAACATCAAGTTGGGTGCTACCAATTATACTGGAAAAAATATTGTATTGTGTTTGCAGAGAAATGGTGGATGGAGTATGGGAAAATACGATGTTCAAGATTGGATTATTAATACTGTGACTAAAATTAGAAAACACAGTGACAGGCCAATAATAATCAGAGCACACCCTGGAGACAAAAATGCATTGCAGTATTTAAATGAAAAGAATAATAGAATAAGTCACTTGCGCAATCTATACATATCGCCCTTTGGTAGAGCTTTAAATGAAGATCTAATGGATGCATGGGCAGTTGTCAATCATAACAGCAGTAGTATCGTTGGACCGCTGATACAAGGGTATCATGGATTTGTAACTGAACCATTAAAAAGCCAGTGCAGTGAAGTAACTCATACTAATTTTTGCGACATTGAAACTCCCAAAGAGTTTGATAGGCAATCATGGTTAGAACGAATAAGTATGTTCCATTGGAATTTTAAAGAATTAGAAAATGGAGATTGCTGGAAACACATGAGGAAATATATATGAAAGCATTTATAATCTGCTTGAGCAAAATAGAACCAAGTTATAAATCTGGAATAAGATTACAGAAAGAGTTAACCAGTTTTGGTATAAATGCACAACTGTTCGAAGGTTCATATGGAAACGTAATCAAAGACGTTTACATGAAAAATAAAAGAATGCATCATCCTTGGACATTCAAGGGTCCAGAAAAGCCAGTAAGTGAAGAATGGAAATTGGAACAAAGTACACCAGGTGTAATTGGATGTTTTGATAGCCATTATAGACTGTGGGAAAAGTGTGTGGAATTAGACGAGCCCATAATGATTTTTGAAGATGATGCACGGGTTATCAGAGAATATATGCCGGTTGAATTTGATGATGTTCTTTCTCTTGTTTTTAGCCATGAAAAGAAAATGCGTCAATATATACATTTGTTGGACAGCCCATCAGGTGTACCAGAAGCATTGCCATATAAGCCAGCAAGTATGCCAGGTGCTGCTGGATATATTATTAAACCCCATGCTGCAAAAATTATTGTTGATGAGTTCTATAATTCGTTCTTACCAGCAGATAATGCCATAAATCAACATTTAATTAAAATTCAAATACATAGTTATATGATGGGAAAAGCAATAGACCGTGATAAAACGGATAACAAGTCCTCTTTGATTAGAACACAATACTGGAACAAATTATGAAACATTTTTACGAAGAAATTGAAGGGTTTATGACCGAACGAAATTTAAATTTATTTAATATGGTTATTGACTCAGCTTATGAAAACTTTACCTGGGTAGAATTAGGATCATGGACTGGAAAAAGTGTTGCATATTGTGTCGTAGAATTACTCAATAAACCGTTGGAAAACTTTAAATTCTATTCAGTTGATACCTGGAAAGGTGCTGCTGAACATCAAGAATACGACATGGTAAAGCAGGACACACTATATGACGTTTTTTTAGAAAATACAAAACCTGTTAAACAATACATAACTCCGTTGAGAGAATTTTCCCATGAAGCTGCAAATAATTTTGACGATAACAGTGTTGATTTTTGTTATGTAGATGCGGATCACAGTTATGCGGGAGTAACCAAGGACTTGGAAGCCTGGTGGCCAAAAATTAAGCCAGGATGTTACTTTGGTGGAGATGATTACACAAAAGGCTGGCCTGGTGTACAACACGCCGTCAACGACTTTTTTGAGGGCAAGGGAGTACGAGTAACCCGAGCAGGAAGATGTTGGTATATTAAAAAATGAAAATAAATGTAATTTTTCCAAACAAAAAAACAATAAGTGTAAATGTAGCCAATAAGTGCGGAAGTAGTACTGTATTGGGGACACTTGGGTATCCTAGGCTAGGTGAAGTTGTAAGACATATATCACCTGGATTACGTCAGTATGGCGAATATTATGAAAATAACGAAGACATTCCATTTGATCCGTTATATAAATTTGCAATAGTCAGAGACCCGGTTGATAGAAT